CTGTTTGACAAAGCTAGGCAACTTGCTGATGAGAGCACTGGTTTACCATCATTCTCTCACGGACAAACAGGTGTTACAGGAGTAGGTAGAACTGCTTCAGGAATATCTATGTTAATGAATGCTGCAAGTGGGAGCATTAAAACAGTTATTAAAAATGTAGATGACTATTTACTTAGACCTTTAGGCGAAGGTTTATTCAGATTTAATATGCAATTTAATTTTGACCCTAAATTACGTGGTGATTTAGAAGTAAAGGCAAGAGGTACTGAAAGTTTAATGGCTAATGAAGTACGCAGTCAAAGACTTATGCAATTCTTACAAGTTGCATCTAATCCTGCCCTTGCACCTTTTGCTAAGTTTCAGTATGTGATTAGAGAAATTGCAAAGTCTATGGATTTAGACCCAGACAAAGTTACAAATAGTATGGATGAAGCTGCAGTACAAGCAGAGCTTATGAAAGGAATGCAAGCCGAGCAACCAAAAGGACAACCACAAGGTCCAGCAGGAGCTAACCCAATGGACCCCACTGGAGCAGGTGGAGGTACAATAGGAACAGGAATCGCACCAACTCCGGGAGAACCGGGTTTTACAGGAACACCTCAAGATGGACAGCAACAACAACAAGCAAATAATCAGCCAACTCAAACCGTTGGTCAACAACCCCAAGCTACTGAACAGCTTCAATGATTATATTGACTTACAGATAAGTAAGCAACATAAAATACTAGAACAGTCTAGTGATACAACTACTCTACATAGGTCTCAAGGTGCGATAGCAACTTTGAATAAACTTAAACTACTAAGGGATGAAGTAAATGGCATTAAGTAAACAAATGGAACTATTTGAAGAAGGTGGTCTCAAAGAAGAAGGTGGCATGGTTGATGAAGTATCAGGCAACGATGTGCCCCCGGGTTCTACACGAGAAGAAGTGAGAGATGACATACCTGCACAGTTAAGCGAAGGCGAGTTTGTATTTCCTGCTGATGTCGTTAGATATATAGGTCTTGAAAAACTTATGAGATTAAGACAAGAAGCTAAACAAGGTCTTAAAATGATGGAAGATATGGGTCAGATGGGTAATAGCGAAGAAGCTACAATGCCTGATGATTTACCTTTTGATGAAACAGACCTTGACATGGAAGACGAAGAGGAGTATAATAATGATACTCAAGAAATGAATCAAGGTGGTATGGTTAGAATAGCCGGTAAAGAAATGCCTAAACCACGTATTGCAGGTCAACAGATGGCAGAAGGTGGTGTTATTAAAGCACAAACAGGAACATTTGTTACTCCGGGAACTGGTATTACAACTATGCCATCTCAATTTGCAGGACAAAATTTGCCTTCCTATAAACCTACAGAGACAATACAATCAGGAACAAGACCTGCTTATGTAGTGCCAACAATACCTGCTGCACAAAGAGGGTATGACCCTAAATTTATGACAGGTCAAACTTCTACAACAGGTCAGGTAGCACCGTCATTTCAAACATTAATTGGTAGTACCCCAGGTCAATATGATGAAATGCGTACTTATAAAAATGATGCTGGAGCTACATTACAAATACCTTTTAAAAATGGGCAACCTATATACCCAATACCTGAAGGATATAAGTTTGTAGACCCTGAAGAAGAGCAGACAGAAGAACCAACAGTACAAACAACACAAACTAAAACTACAAGAACTACAGAAGGTGGAGATGATACAGGTGCTAGAGTTGGTACTACAATGGTTGGTAAGACAGGTAAATCTTTAGCTGAGTTAAATCCTCAAGAGGTACAAAAGGGTTTTAGTACTATGAGTCCAAGTCAAAGAGGTCTAACAGTTATGGATGCTCTTGACAAAGCAAAAGGAACAACTGGTTTAGCTAGGGGGTTACAGCAGTTAGGTACAGCAATAACTCCGGGTGCTTTGGCAGCTGGAATGATTGGACAAAAAACTCTTGACCCTAGAAACGTATTGAGTCAAGTAGGTATACCAGATACTAAAAATTTAAATAGCTTGTTAAATGCTTTTGGTCCTAGTACTGTAGGTCTTAGTCCTGAAGAAATAGATATGCAAGGTATTGACAGAAACGAAGCTTTATCACAAGCTATGTATGGTATGAGTTACGAAGCAGCAACAAGAGCTTTAGGTGTAGCACCTTCTTTTACAAAAGGATATAAGAATGGTCAGGTAGACCCAACAACAGGGGCAACATATTCTTATGGACAGGCAGGTGATGCATTTGGTGTTCCTTCTTATAGTAGTGTCGCAGACTTTGGAAAAGCTATGGAAGCTAGTGCTAAAACAGGATTTATGGGCAGTTATCAAACTGCATTAGACATAATGAATGACCCTAATAGGTCGCAAAAAGCTAAAAATATAGCAAAACAATTTGCTAAAATGATTAATCCTCAACTTGAAATGTCTTTAGATGATAGAAGCGATACAGAAGTCAGTCAAGGTTTAAGTGATGCAGTTTCAGCAGCCGACAGAGCACAAGCATCCGTAGAAGCTGGATTTAATGTAGAGGAAACATTTGGAAGTGGTGAACCTGATAGTGGTCCTACAGGAGGTGCTCCATCTCAAGGTCCATCAGATATGGGATTAGGAAGTATTAGCACTGATAATGATGGTGGTCAGGCTTCTTCTAGTGATGGCTCATCTTCTGATGATGGACCAGGTTCTGATATGGGTGGTGGAGACGTTTATAAAGGCTCACTTATAACTAAACGAAAAGCATCAGGTAAAGTTAAACCTAAATATATGAAGCGAGGTGGATTAGCTTCTAAAAAGTAATCCACAATTAATGGCTACTTATCCCCCAACAATAAATGGCTACGATAACCCCAAGGAGAAAATAAAATGGCAGACGCTATGATTAAGGAAGCAACACCTAAAAAAGTTGCATTTGTAAGTAAACCTTATACACAAGAAGAAAGAATAAAAAAAGAAGAAGCAGAATTAGAGCAGTTAATCAAAGAGCAAAAGGGTGAAGCTGAAGGACAGGTTGAAGAATCGCAAAATAAAAATGAAGAAGAACCGACTTCTGCTGAAGAGAAAACTTTTAAAAAGCGTTATGGAGACTTACGAAGACATACCCAAGAAAAAGAACGAGAGTTTCAAAAACAGCTTGACGATTTAAAAGAACAGTTAGCTAGAGCTACTAAAAAAGAAATGAAGCTACCTAAATCTGATGAAGATATAGAAGCATGGGCGAGAGAATATCCTGACGTAGCTAAGATTGTTGAAACAATTGCTATGAAAAAAGCAAGAGAACAATCAGCAGAGTTAGAAACTAGATTAAAAAAGATAGATGAAATGTCTGCAGAAGCATTAAAAGATAAAGCTGAAGCAGAATTAATGAGACTTCATCCTGACTTTGATGAAATTAGAGACAGTGATGACTTCCACGAATGGGCAGAACAACAGCCTAAATGGGTACAGGATGCACTTTATGAAAACGACAATGATGCAAGGTCAGCAGCAAGAGCTATTGATTTATACAAAGCAGATAGAAATATTAGCAAGATTACTAAGACACAGAGTGATAAAAGTGCTGCTATGGATGTTGGCACGAAATCTACAAAAACAAAAGTTGATGCTACTGAATCAGGTAAAAAGATACGTGAGTCTGATGTTCAAAAAATGTCCGCTGCACAGTATGAAAAGCAAGCTGATACCATAATGGAAGCTATCAGGTCAGGTAACTTTATATATGATATATCAGGTTCAGCAAGATAAATTAAAAAAGAATGTTGACATATTGTTATTTTTATGTATAACTATATGTAACTAAAGGTATAACATAACCCCTTTCTAGGACACTTATGTTATACTACTACCCTAGACTTTAGAGATTACCCAATTATGTGAGCCTACAAAGGAATCGCTATCCTACGTACAACCTCAACGCATGAATGGTCCTTATAAAGTAAAATGACTAAAAACTAATAGTACACATTCCGTGTACATTTGATAAATGTTTAAGGAGATAAAAATGGCATTTACAGCAGCAGCTGGTTATGGTAATCTTCCTAACGGTAATTTTAGTCCTATTATTTACAGCAAACAGGTACAACTTGCATTCCGTAAGGGGTCTGTCGCTGAAGCTATTACTAACAGTGATTACTTCGGTGAGATTGCTAATATGGGCGATTCCGTTAAGGTTATCAAAGAACCAGAAATAACAGTCAAGGCATACACAAGAGGAACAACTATTACTCCTCAAGACCTTGATGACGAAGAGTTTTCACTTACAATTGACAAAGCTAACTACTTTGCATTTAAAGTGGATGATATAGAAGAAGCTCATTCTCATATTAACTTTCAACAGTTAGCATCAGATAGAGCAGCTTATAGACTAGCCGACCAATTTGACCAAGACGTACTTGGTTATATGTCAGGTTTTACGCAATCAGCAATTCATGGTACACCTGATACAGTTAATACAACTGTAAATGGTGCTAAAGCAGTAACAACTGCAGGTTCTGACGAACTATTATCATCAATGAAAATTGATGCTGCTAGTTTCGGTGGTTCAGCAGGTGATGCTGTAGCTATCTTACCAAGAACAGGTGGTGCTACTTCTGCAGCTCCTGCTAATGGAGATAGAAACCCATTAACTGTTATTGCTAGAATGTCTAGACTATTAGACCAACAGAATGTTGACACTAATGGTAGATGGTTAGTATTAGACCCTGTATTTATTGAGATACTAAAGGATGAAGATTCAAGATTATTTGATGCAGACTTTGGTGGTTCAGGACTACAGAATGGTTTAATCCTAAACAACCTACATGGTTTCAAGGTTTATCAGTCTAACAATTTACCTTCAGTAGGTTCAGGACCATCTTT